AGCTTTAGATTATTGGTCTAAACAGGACTATGACCCTAATAAATATAAAGTAGCTGACGATGCTTCTTTTATGGATAAAATTAAGGGTTATTCAAGGATTGATGATAATGTCTTTCAAATCATAGCTCGCGGTGAAGAACCTCCTGAAGGGTCTACTGGGTTTTATGCTGAAATGGCTAAACTTGGTGATCAGCCTTATGATGTTTTAAAGGAAGTACAACAAGGCGTTAACGTTAGTCCAATGGGAACAACTGCTGATCTTAGTAGCTTGTCTCCTATTAGAAAGTATATGCTTTCTCAAGGAATTCCTGATTCATTAGTAATACCGGGCAGTTCTTCTTCTGAAGCAGCAGGTCTTGTGGGTCATGCAGACAGTGCCCGTGTATTTTTAAATACAGGTGAAGATTTAAATAAACTATACCCAAACTTAGCCGGTAAAGGGCAATGGATTATACCGGAGGGTGGTGGTCAGATAGGTGCTTATGATATACAGTATATTCCAAAGGCTTATCAACAACAAGTAGGTGCCGATACCTTTGCCGGTAAATACATATTTCCTGTAACTAATGCTGTAATGAGTTTTTATAATCCTGCTTTTGCCGTTGCACAAGTAGCAACCAAAGCAGCAGCAGGTCAGACATTACATTTAGATGATTACGCTGCCGCTACAATTGGTGGTTTAAAAGCATCAGGATTATTGGCTCCTCCTACCGAAGCCGTTGAAGCCACAGCAACAACACCTGCAATTCCAGCTTCAGCAGGGCAAGGACTATTAGGGTTTTCTTATGATCAATCAATTAAAGGTTTAAATACTGCTATAGCCGCAGCCAAAGGTGATTTTGCTGGGGCTTTTGTGTCTCAGTTTGGTGGGGACTTAACTGAAAAAGTATTGGGCGGTAAAGACGGAGAATTTTTAACTAGTTTAAAAGACAATTACAATATAAACACTGATGATTTTATTAAAGGTTTAGTTAAATCAGAACAGGCATTAGTTAATGGCGCTTCTTTAGGCGATGCAGTTTTACAAGGTGTAGGTAAATATATTGTTGAAGGCGGTTCATTACGTTTAGGTACTGGCGGTATAGAAACACCTGAGATACTAAAAAAAGTAGAAGACGTTGTTAGGACAGTTGGTTCCGCTATAGATCAAACAGTTATTCAACCCGTAAAAGAAACACTTCCTTTGTTGGAAGACGCTGTTAAGGCTGTGGCTGAACCTGTAATAGAAGCAGGAAGTGCCGTTAACCGAGAAGTAGTTAAGCCTGTAGTTGGTGCTGTAGGGGAAGTAGCTAAACAAACAGGGGAAGTAATTCAGGCAGTTACTGAACCTGTTATTGACGTTATTGATGATGTACTTGATAGCACTTATGATGCTATTAATCAACTAGATAATTTTATTGATGATATTGATTTACCGGATATAAGTTTACCTAATATTAATTTACCTAACCTCAATTTACCTAACGTTAATTTAAATATGAATATGTCTTTATTAACAGGAATAGGTGGCGGCGGTAGACCTATACCAACACAAACAACAACAAGAAGACAAACGCCAATTGATTTACAATTTGATTTACAAGAACTAGAAAAACTCAAACAGCAAGAATTCATTGGAAGGTATTTATGACATATTTAGAATTAGTTAACGCTGTGTTGAGAAGGCTAAGAGTACCTGAAGTTAGTACCGTTGCTCAAACCGAATATTCAGCAATGATAGGTGATTTCGTAAACGACAGTAAAAGCAGTATACAGGATGCTTGGGATTGGTCTGCGTTAAGAACTACATTAACAGTAACAACCAGTGTTGGTGTGTTTAATTATGCTTTAACCAACAGTCAAAACAACATAAAACTTATTGATGTTATTAATGATACTTCTAATAATTTTATGACTTATAAAACATCATCTTGGATGAATAATGTGTTTTTAAACGAAACACCGACAACAGGCTCACCTACTTATTATAGTTTTAATGGAGTAGATTCAAATGGTGATACTTTAGTTGATATTTATCCAATTCCAGATGCTGTTTATTCTTTACGTTTTAATAGTATACTACGAACACAGGATTTAGTAAACGATACTGATCAATTGGTTATTCCTTCAAGACCTGTTATTCATACTGCTGTAGCTTTAGCTGCCCGTGAACGAGGAGAAACCGGCGGTACAAGCACCGCAGAATACTTTGCAATAGCCGATAATTTTCTTTCTGACGCTATAGCCTTGGACGCAAACAGACACCCAGAAGAACTTGTTTTTAGGGTGGTTTAATTATGTCTTCTCCTTTACAGAATATAACACTATCTGCGCCGGGATTTAGAGGTCTTAACACACAAGATTCTCCATTAAGTCTGGATACATCCTTTGCGTCTATTGCTGATAACTGTGTAATAGATAACTACGGTAGGATAGGAGCGCGTAAAGGGCGTGTGTTACTCACAGAGAATCAAGCTATATTAGGTACAAGCGTAGGCACTACAGCTATCAAGGAGCACATCAACGCAACGGGTGGTAAGACTGTATTCTCTACTGGCAATAGCTTAATCTTTAGTGGCACGTCAACGCTTGTGGATGTAACCCCAGCAGCTTATACAGTTACTGGTGATGATTGGAAGATAGTTAACTTTAACTTCCACTGCTTCTTCTTCCAACGTGACCATGCACCGTTAGTGTACAGCGACGATGCTGGTTCTGTGACTACTGTAGCTACGCACCCACACTCAACTGGCACACCTCCTAATGGCAATGAAGTATTAGCTGCCTTCGGTCGGCTTTGGGTAGGAGATATTACAGGTAACACATCTACTATCTATTGGTCTGATCTTTTAGACGGGACTAAATGGTCAGGAGGAAGTACAGGATCTCTGGACTTAACTAACGTCTGGCCTACCGGCTACGATGAGGTTGTAGCATTAGCAGCACACAACGGCTTCTTAATCATCTTTGGTAAGAACTCTATTGTTATTTATTCAGGTGCAACTTCTCCTTCAACTATGGTTCTGTCTGACACTATCGCTAACGTAGGTTGTACTCACAGAGACTCAGTACAGAATGTAGGTACTGACTTGCTGTTCCTCTCCAATGAAGGTCTGCGTAGCTTAGGTCGAGTCATTCAGGAGAAGTCCTCTCCAGTAAGGGATATCAGTAAGAATGTGCGTACTGATTTACTGAGCCTAATCCCGCTACAGACATTAGGCATTAAGTCTGTCTATAGTCCTGAAGAGGCTTTCTATTTACTGTCGTTGCCCTCGTCTAGTGTTGTTTACTGCTTCGATATGCGTGTTCCTTTAGAGGATGGTAGCCATAGAGTGACAGTATGGACAGGAGTTAACCTAAAAGCGTTTGATCGTTTAGATGACGGTACTCTCTATATGGGGAATATAGATGGTATCAATACTTACTCAGGCTACTTAGACGATACAGTGACTTACCAGCTTAATTACTTTACTAATCCTCTTGACTTTGGTGATTCCTCAAGATTAAAGATACTGAAAGAATTAGACTTGATATTTATCGGTGGTCAGAATACACAAGTAACAGTTAACTGGGGCTACGACTACACACAATCATACACAAAAGAAGTCATAACTCTAAAGAACTCTTTACTCGCTGAGTTCAACATAGCTGAATTTAATGTAAGTGAAGCAGAATATGGAGCCTCTATTATTTTAGACAGAAAGAAAGTCAGACCCTCCGGTAGCGGTAATGTAGTTACTTTAGGATTAACAGTCACCGTAAGTGGTGTTCCAATCTCTCTACAAGAAATGAATATACAAGCACTAATAGGAAGAATACTATAATGTCAAACTATACTAAGACAACGGACTTTGCTTCTAAGGATGCTCTAGTTACTGGCAACCCGTTGAAGATCATTAAAGGCAGTGATTTTGGAGTTGAGTTTGACAATATTCAAGCTTCCAACAACAGTAAAGCAGACTTAGCTAGTCCTACATTTACAGGGACGGTTACCGCAGCAACACTTACAGTAACTGGTACCTTGACTGCCGGTACGATTACAGGGGGTACTTACTAATGGGTTTGCTAGATAATTTATTGGCTACCGGTGCAACAGTTGCTGGTATAGAAAGCGCAAAGGATGCTTTGCTTACAGCAGGTACTCAAGCACAAACAGGCGCTCAAGCAATAGGAACACAAGCTCAAACCGCTACACAGTTTCAGCCTTTTGCTGTAACAAGCACAACTGGTGGAGTTACTACAACTCCTCAAGGTGGAGCAGCTATAGCTTTAAGTCCTCAACAACAGGCATTACAATCGTCGTTGTTTGGGGCTGCTGGAGGACTCGCTGGGACTGTTGGACAACCACCTAACCCTTATTATGGGCAACTTGCAAATCAAGCCTACGGACAAGCACAGGGCGCTTTGGGTCAAGTGGGTACTTACGATCCACAAATGCTTGCACAAAGAAATGCTTTGGGTGGTTTATTTTCACAACAACAAGGACAGTACGGACAGCCTTTTGGGTTTGAAGGCTTGACTGGACAAGCACTTCAACAGGCACAACAACGGTTTGGTACGGCACAGCAACCAACGGACATTAATTTACTTAGGGGTCAGTTTGCAGGACAAGTAGGTACTTTACTTAACCAGCAACCAAGCATACAACTACAGGCTTTAGGTCAACAAGCATATGGCAACGCAGGTAAAGAATTATTTGCTCAAGCACCTACAGACATAGAAGCTTTACGTTCACAGTACGCTGGTTTTGCAGGACAAGCCGGTCAAGCTATGTCTATGTTTGATCAAGCCGGTAGAGAACAAGATATTTATTCTCGTATCAGGGCCACTCAACTACCGGAAGAAGAAAGACAACGAATAGCCTTGCAGGAACAGTTAGCAAGCCAAGGTCGTTTAGGTGTATCTACTTCTCAGTACGGAGGAACCCCAGAACAACTAGCACTAGCAAAAGCGCAAGCAGAAGCACAAAATCAAGCTAGTTTGGCTGCGATTACTCAAGCCGGTACAGAACAAGAAAGAGCATATCAACAAGCATTGGGTTTATCAAGTCAGGTAGGACAATTTGCTGGTCTTTCTTCCGACATTCAAACCGCGGCACAAGCACGAGGTGCTCAGCTTGCTAATTTAGGTATGTCTGCTGATCAAATTCGTTCTCAATTGGCTTCCGAAGGTTTGACTAGAGCAACGACTGCTGCGGGTGCGGCAGGTTCTTTGGCTACGACTGCCGGTGCTTTAGAAGCTCAGCAATTGCAAAATGCTTTGGGTTTAGGTGAACTAGGCTTAACGGGTTCAGCTCAACAACAAGCACAGCAAACAGAACAGTTAAATAGACTACTTGGTCTACAAAAAGCAGACATTGGTGCTTTGGCTGCACAACAAGCACTACAGGAAGGTCAATTAGGTTTAACTGGTGGTTTGTTTGGTTTAGGTGCTCAAGCTTCTATGCAGCAGGGAGCAATGACAGAACAGCAATTAGCTAATATTACCTCTATGTTAAGAACTGGATATGCGCCTGAAAATCAATTACTCAACGCTCTACAAGCAACTACACCTATTGCTGAACTTGCTGAT